AAAACGCACATGGGCAGTATTGTCTTCATTAATATAAATATAGATTTTTGTCTTATTCTTGGAACAGAACAAAAAATATATTAGGATTAAACTATTTACAACCTGCGGTTAGGATAAACAACCTGCGGTTAGGATAAACAACCCCCGGTTAGGATAAACAACCCGCGGTTAGGATAAACAACCTGCGGTTAGGATAAACAACCCGCGGTTAGGGTAAACAGCCTGCGGTGTTTACGCCGTGGGGACCACCGCCTTGACATAGTGGCCCTTGAGGTACTTCTGGAGGTTGAGGATCGTAAGGTTGTCCTGCTCCGTGAGGCCAAGAAGCTTGCGGAGCGTGGCATCCGGCTTGATCGTCTGCTTGTCCGTCAGCTGGTTGTCCTTCGCATACTTCATGACGCCACGCGTGACATCAGAGCGGCTGACCTGCGTACCCGGAGCAAGCTTGAGGAAGACGCAGAGCTCCTTCGTGATCTCAACCGGCTTGGTGAAGACCGTCGTCGGGTTCGGCTTCTTCTCGCCATCCGCACCGACAACGCCCGTCTTGCGACGGCGGCGACGCTCAGCCTTCTTCTCGAGGCGGGCGACCTGCTTCTCCATCTTCTTCATCTCCGGCGCGAGCTCGTTGAGGGACGTACGGAGGGCATTGAACTTGACAAGGAGGGCGGCGAAGTTGGTGACAACAGACTCTTCCGCATCGGCCTCCGCGACGACCGGGGCGGCAACGGCTACAGGGGCCGGGGCGGCTACAGGGGCCGGTACAGCCGCAGACGGCTTCGCGTGGGCGGCCGGCGTGTGCTGGACTACCGGAGCAGGCGGCGGGACGGCTACCGGGGCAGCTACAGGGGCCTTCTTGGCATTACTCTTCTTTGCGGCGGAGGCGGCAGGGGCAGACATCTTATTACTAGTGCTAGAGGAAGAAGAAGACATACTTAAACGCGGAATGACTAACTTTTCTGAAAAAATGGGCGTCAAATTTTATTTGAATTGGCAAAAAAAGATGCTCTTTTTGACATCTGCCAGCAATTTTTTAACGGGAAGCCGACTCATTCCAGTGTTCTGGAGTCGCTTAAATAAAACTACCAGAGGATGAGTAGAATTGGGATGTCCGCAACCCTCCAGTGTGCCTCCGTTAAAAATAAGAAAAATCATGCCGAAAGATGTCCAAATCTAGCAAAAGAGGCCGGTGAATTTTGCGGTCACCATCGTATGTCAGCAATTAGGTGGGTTTCACCTGTTTCTCAGGTAGGACAGATTACTAAAATTCAGGCATGGTACCGGCAAAAGATGATTTACAGAAATATCCATTTTCATGGTCTTGGTTTTTATAATAGAGCAGCCTGTGTGAATTCAGAGGACTTTTTTAGCACAGAATCCCTTAAGGATATTTCAAATAATTCATTCTTTAGTTTCAGGGACATTTCCGAAAATCTTCTTTATGCGTTTGATATTCGGAGTCTATACATGCTTTCAAAGAAATCCACTGAGAAAAATGAGTCAACAAAAAATCCCTACACCCGCTCTGTCATCCCAGCAAGAATTATTGAAAAGGCCCAGCGACTAATTGAATGGAGACGTGCTAGAAAGATGGAGTTGTCCTGGGTGCCAACTGTTGCTATTACTCCTGAGCAAGGTTGGAGAATGAAGGTAGTTGAAATTTTTGTAATAATGGAGGAACTCCAGTATGGAGCGGACCCTGAGTGGTTTATATCACTAACGCTTTCAGGCCAAAAACGCTTTTATCTGAATCTGCTAGATATCTGGCATCATCGTGCTGGTTTATCCCATGCAGATAGAGAAAGGATTGTTCCAACACCCCAGCAACTTTTTCATTTAGGAATTACTCGGGTTACAGCTATCCAGCAGTTATCCACCATTCGGACAACAAACAGTTATATTATGAAAAAAATGGTAACCTCTGCTTTAGATCGCTCTGATAAAGTGTTAGGGGCAATGTACATTTTAACAGCTCTTACACAGGTTTCTCTCCAAGCAGCAGAGGCATTTCCTTGGTTATTTGAGTCTGCTGCTGATAGCCATGAGTGGGTTGCTGCTCTTATAGCACAGATTCAAGTTGGTCCGCCTGTCTAGATCTTTTTTTATCTGGTTTCAAAAAAATTTGACTGCCCATTTTGCCAAATAGTTAAGGCATAACTGTTTGCTAATATGTCTACCGTCGCAATTCTTCCTAGTAATTTTAATCCCGCAAAGCTGACGGCGAAGCCGCTCAAGGTACTGGACAATGGTGGTAAGGCCGTCAATCTCGAGTTTGACAGCAAGGGCCTCTGGATGGTTCAGACTCCTGTGACGCAGCTTCCGTATGGCATGAATACCTTTGACAAGGATGGCAAGGCCCCGAAGTACAGCGTGGATCTTTCCTTCCGTGACTCTGAGACTGACCCCAAGGTTAAGTCTTTCTATGAGTTCGCCAAGGCCTTTGATGAGCGTCTCATTGAGCTTGCGATGGCCAACTCCCAGGCTTGGTTCAAGCTTGCGAACGCCAGTCGTGAGGTCATCAGTGCGTTCTACACGCCTATGGTCAAGGTTCCCATGGATAAGGAGGGTCGTCCCAAGCCCTATCCGCCGACTGTCAAGATTGCCCTCAAGCAGAAGGAGGGTGTTTTCCTGACGGAGTTCTACAACCCGAATGAGACTGACTCAAAGGGTCAGCCTTCTCGCTACCAGGGTACGCCGGTAGAGGAACTATTGGTTCGTGGTGCCCGCATCCGTGCGATCATCCGCTGTACTGGTATCTGGATTGCTGGTTCTAAGTTTGGCCCCAGTTGGAAGGCCGAGCAGGTCAGCATTGAGTCTCTGCCCGAGCGTCTGCGTGGTTTCGGCTTTGTGGATGATGGCCCCAGCAACCGTGCGAACACGGGTGGTGCGGCTCCCCGTCCTTCTGGGAATCGCTTCAACCAGCTGGAGGATGATGAGGAGGAGGAGTCTGCGGTTTCAGCGGTTCTTCCCTCTAAGAAGGCTGCTCCTCCTGTGGAAGATGAGGACGATGAGGAGGCCGAGGAGGTAGTTGCCCCGGTTCCGGTCCCTAAGGTCCAGCCCAAGAAGGCCGCACAGCCCAAGAAGGCTGGTGCCAAGTAAACTTCCAACATAAACACAATATAATAACAAACAAGAAACAAAAAGATATACTATATTTTTTTGTTCTGTGTTAAAATAGAAATGAACGGTTTGCCTCTTAGCACACCTCCTGTCTGGGCCTATGACTACTGCTATTTCTTCTACTTTCTTGCTGTTATCCAGTTAGTAGCGGGCGTCTACGGAATCAGCCAGATTGTAGGCAAGAATCTTCCTGTAGCAGCTATCCTCTTAGTCAGTATCGGCATCAACTGCTTGACCACCTTTATGCTGTTCTGGATGTGCCGGGGTTCGCTACGGCGGTAAAGAAGTACTAATGCGGTCTTATATACATTTTTTATTAATTCTAGTAATTAATGAAAATTGTAGATTGTTTTATGTTCTATAATGAGTTAGAAATCTTAAAGATTCGTCTAGCAGAGGTATATGATGTGGTAGATCATATCATTCTAGTTGAAGCAACTAAGACGCATAGTGGAAAAGATAAACCTCTTTACTATAATGAAAATAAATATCTTTTCAGTCAATATCAAGATAAAATAATCCATTTAATTACTGATTATTCTGAGCAGCATGAATTCTGTAAACATATTACTGCTGGAAATGAGCATTGGTACCGGGAAAATTACCAACGAGAGTATCTAAAGGTAGGTATAAACAAATTGGGTTTAGCAGATGATGATATTATCCTTACAACAGACTGTGATGAAATTCCCAACTCAGATTTATTAAAAGCAATAAAGTTTGGAAGCCTTCCCATAGAAAATGGAAGAGTATTTAGTCTTATGATGACTCTATATTATTATACAATTGAATACACTACTGATAGAAAATGGTCCCATCCTAAGCTTTTAAATTATGCTACATACAAAATGTTTCCACTTTTAACACAAATTCGTTTCCATTGGCAAACATATATTGAAAATTCCGGGTGGCATCTATCTTTCTTTGGGGACGTAGATTTTATTAAAAAGAAAGTTGAAAGTTTTGCGGAAAGTGTCGAGTATTCCGAGCAGGGCAAAAGTTTAGAGCATCTACAGAAAAATTACAGAGAAAAGGTTTTACACTTTAATGGTGAAAAACTACTCCATGTGCCTCTAGCAGGGAATACCAATGTACCTAAATATTTTTTAAATCATTAACCATTGCTTGCCATGACTGCCGACAAATATCAGTAGAGTATTTCTTAATGAAATAGTCTCTTGGCGTAAAAAGATGTTTATTTTGCTTAACAAAACGAATATTTGCTGGAAAGTCATCATCCTTTGAAATTAATCCCCACTCCTTATCATCCTTACAATCAAAGTAAACGCCAACAGGCCGAGCTACAATTGGGAGATTACACGCACCACATTCTATTCCTGATAAATGTTGTGTTTCCTCTAAAGAAGTACATATTGCTAGAGAACATGAATTCATGATAAGATTTACCGTTGCTTGGTTTACACGATTAAAAATGCGGACACGCTGGTGAATAGATTTATCCAATTTATCTATTGAGAAATCGTCCTTCATAATCAGGCAAAAATTCGTATCTGTCATTTTGGCAATAATATCAAGGAGAATGTGAAAACCTTTGGGATAATTGCTAGAGGCTCCAATAAAAAGTACAGAGTCTGGTAAAACAGATAGATGCCGAATTTCAATTGGTTTAAAAAGACTAAAATTAATGCCCAGTGGGATAATAGCAATAAGAAGATTAGGATTATGAATGAAATGTCTATATTTTTCAAATACATAGAGACTGTTAAAAACGGCAATTGTTGAATTATTGATTACATCAATTTGAAAGCCGTCACTTTCACGCACATCTTGTACGAGGGAAATTGTTTTGATATTTGTATTTATTCTCCGAAAATACGTTGCGTTGCGAATAATATAATCTGGTTTTGTGTTGGTTAGTTGCTGTTCTATAATGGATGGAAGTTGACCAAAGTCGGTATATCCATTTGTTCTATCCTCCAGACCATCTAGCCACTCCAAGAGATTATGCCAGATTGTCAGTGTTCCGGGAATACAAGTTAAACAGTCGTTCACTAACCATCCTTTCATTTACATAAATAGAGTATTAAGATTTTGTAAAGTAAACTAGTGATTTAGAACACGTCTATCCTTCTTTCTCTTTACAATTGTTAGACCCGCTTCAGTACAAGGTAATGTTACAGTTTCTAACTCAGGATGATGGATTGTGATATAATCAGTAATCTTATAGCAATCATTACAGTATCCGGGAGCAGTATACTTGGCGGTCATAGGATCAGTGTCATGTAGGAAAATCACACCATACTGTGTTAAAACCTTATGAGCATTTTCAAAATCCTTCTTTACTGATTCATAACTATGGTCAGCGTCTATGAAAATAATATTATAATTCTCCTTATTCTGCTCGAAGAAAGCATCCGTTGTCATTTGGTAAAAGCGACCCTTTGTCTTATTGTTGCGTAAATCCTTAATATCAACACCTACACAATTAGGTACAAAATTTGCTACTAGAGAAAAGGTATGACCATCATATAAGCCCAATTCTAAATAAGATTGACAGTTTGTGGAAATCGCAATGCTAGCAATAATTTCTCTATGCTCTTGCCCAATTTCCCTAAAAGCATATACCTTTTCAGGTTTAGACACTTCTTCAGACTCTAACATTTCACCTTGCTGGAAGTGATAGACAATACTAGCAAAATTAGTCCAATGTTCGATTCCAAAAGTCTCCAATTTCTTCATAAAAACTTGGTCACCGGGCGTACACGGTTCGCCTAATTTAGCATATGTAGGATTAAATATATCAGAATCTGGTACAATATTTCCTTCAGGATAATAATTAATCATTTCCAAATGTTTCTTCTGAATAATAATGGGCATATAAAGTCCACTTGGTCGTAATTCAAATGTCTCAATTGATTTTGCGTACTGTAAAAATGCTGCTTCATTGTAGTCTTCCGGCAGATTACCAAAATTAGATTCTATTCCATACGTACCTGAAGATAGAATACCACGTTCAACAAGTCTTGATGTTACAACCATATTCTCTTGTACTGTTTCAAGTAGTTTATCTGCCCAGCCAGGTGTAAATGCCATATCACTATTTATAAAAACTACATACTTTCCTTTTGCCATTCTTCCAGCAGTATTCCATGCTCTATAAACATTATTAATATACCACTCTTTTTTTTGTTCTTCAGTGTTATTATGGATATAATGAGGAATATTATTATCCTTCAAATATGCTAGAACCTGCTGATTCGCATCATTCGCCACAAAATAAAATTCATTATCTGTCATGTTAGTATACTTATGGAACTGTTCGTACACAAACTTTAACCATTTCGTACTCTTGTAAATCAAACAAGCGTACGAAATTTTAACCATTATATTAATATAGAATCATTGTACAGAATCTTTATATTATAACCTTTAAAAACTTTTTATTAATCCATACAGAATCAGATTGATAGCACCCCTTAGTAATTTCTACAAATGTAATATCTACTAGGAAAAAATTATTATTGTGTAAATATGAACAAACATCATGATGTAGTCGCTGTCCTTTAAAAAAAGGATGCGTTTCACTTTCTATGTGCATAATTTTAATATCATTAATATTTGATCCAAGGCTAATCAAAGCGTCATATGTAGCTCCTTCTAAATCTATCTTGATTATGTCAATAACTGGAATATTAAATTCCTGCATAATTGACTTCATGGTTGAACACTTATACATATTTGTATGAGTTCCATATTCCTGTCCTCTATCATATATTCCATGAATTCCATTAATTCTCTTTTGATGAAACGTTATTTCACCATCAGATGAAGCAACTACACGATTAATTCCAGTAATTGTTTTCTTATCTTTAATAAACGCTTCATAATTATCAATAAGTCCTTCGATCGCATATGCTTTAGAATTAGGAAAAGCATTCTGTAAAATTTCAGCATCATTTCCATTTAGACTTCCAGCATCCATAATTGTTAATGGACCCGATATATCGATATATAATTTTATATGTGAAATAAAGTCTTCCATTAAGATTGATGTTCTTTCAGTTGGCCGATAATCCCATGGAGTTTGAATAGGTGCTACTTGATTTAACATCTTTTTATAACAACATAAAAATAAAAACATAGTTAATTATTTATATTCTAAATTCTTTAATTCATACTTTTGTAAACATTTGTACATTCTTCGGAAGATCGCTTGTTACTAAATTCTCGAATCTCTGCGGCCTTAGGATCATTTGGTCGTGGAATAAAAAATGCTCTTGTCTTTTTATTCAAGTCTTCATAGTTTTCCGACATATAAGATAGCGTTAGAAAGATACGAATTGCGTCTGCTGGTTTTGTCTTCTCATCCGCAACTCCGTGCCACGCATAATCATCACAATTAAAAATCAGAGCCCGATTAAATAGAGGGGCAAACTTGACTGATACATCCACCAGATGAGGTTCTGCTAGACTGGCGTT